CACATCCCCCTGTTTATAAGCATCAACAATTAAGTCTGGCATATTTTCTTCAAACCATTTGTATGTGACCATTTACTTCTCCTTATTAAACAAGTAATACAAATATAACTGTGGCAGCTCCTACAACAACTGAAACAAACAAGAAACTGCACACTACTACAACTGTTAGATTATGTAATATATTTATAAAATTATTCAATTGCTACTCCTTTTATGTTTATACCCAAGTTATCGTAAAAATGGAAGTTAATATCTCTGTTTTATATAAGTTTATTTATTTATTATTTACTAGATGCGCTTACATTCTTACGACACTTAAGTATATTTACACTTTATATCACACAGTTAAGTGTAATAGTTTAATTAAAAAAAGGGGACATAAAGTCCCCTCTTCTTGTTTATATATCCAAGTTAGGGATTTCAGGTTCTTTGACTAAAGATACACCAGTTTCTTCTCTACAGAACTCATTGATAGTCTGAAGTCTACTAGCAAGTTCCATCTTGTAATCTCTCTGAGTCTTGTTCCATTCTTTGAATGTTCTATTGTAACTACTCTTTACAGGAGCTGCCAATATCTTCTTCAATCCATCTTCTCTAACAGCACGAGCTAGGTTACGATAGTATTCAACTCTATCTTCTACTTGATTATCAACCGGAAGCTCTTCTTTCGGTTGTCTTGATATTAATGTCATAATATTCTCCTTATTAGACTGTTAATTAATTAATTATTAAAGTAATAATTAAAATAAAAAATAACTGAAAAGTTATTTAGTAAATCCCCCATATAGGGGGTATATAATGGGAAAAAGGTTACATATCAAAATCCTAAAATTTTTCTATAAAATAACTGGGGTAACTATTGCAAATGTTTGCATAATAAGTTAACTTAATGGGTGGTTGGGTCGGGATAAAATAAATGTATAAAAATGGCAGATTTATTAGAACACCTAGTAGACCTTAGTTTAGAAGACCAAGAACTAATATTAAATGGATTATCCAAAAATATTGTTCCTATAGAGATAGATGAGAAAGTATTTTTTGTACAAAAAGAAGTAGGCGAATTAATTGATAACTTATCTAGGCAAGTTGTATTATTAACAAAAGATAATATTGAATGGCAGAAAAAAGAAAAATTAAAAATGTAGAACATTTTGTTTACGAAGATATAGACGAGTTTAAACAATCACATCCTAATACTGTAGTACATCCAGATTGGCGAAAAGCTAACGAAGGAGATTGGGTGTATAGTGATGATGATAGAATAGTACAATTGTTAAAAGTAAAAAATGGCGTGAATCATCATGGAGATACTAAAAATTATAATTATGCAAAAGGATGGGTTCGCACTATTGTAGGTAGTTTTATAAATAAAGAATCTACAAAAATGGATACAGACTTTAGTAATCATCCTAATAGATATACATTTTCTACTAAAATAAAAAATACTTCCGAAAGAGTACACAAAAGAACTAAAATTACTAACAAAGAAAAACAATTTGCTACTAATGTTGTTGTAGGTATGGGGGCGATAGAAGCTTATAAGAATGTATATAAAGAAGAGTCTAATCAAAAAGCACGAAAGAAAGCAACTGTATTATTAAAACAGGAAAGAGTAATGGAAGAAATACAAAAGTCTGTACTTGATGTCGCAAAGGGATTGGGTATAGACCATGAATATATATTGAGTAAACTAAAACATCTTGCTGATTATAGTGAGGATGATAATATAACATTGCAATCTGTTAAAGAACTAGGTAAGATAGTTGGAACATCAGGTAACAATGTCAAACAAAAAGAAGTTGGTTTACTTGGAATGTTTCAAGGTTTTTCACAAGAACAATTAGAAGGTGCTAAAAGAGTAAAAGAAATAGAATAATTGTAAGGGGGATGCGATGAGTATAGGGGATGACATAAGAAAAGATGCGGATGGCAATATTATAGGATGTCCTCATTGTGGTTCAAGGTCTATACATAAAAGTGGATTTATTTATAGAGCAAATCATAAAAAACAACAATGGAAATGCACTGCTTGTGGAAGAAAAACAGTAGCCCCTACTATTATACAAGAAAATGAATTTAAAGTACATGAAGTTGACCCCGACCATATACCAATAGAAGAATTAATAGAGCATAGACAAAAACAATACAAACAAAAAGCAATATCTAAAAAGAGTAAAAAACTAGTTGGTATTGATATAAATATAGATGGTCCTATAGGTATTGCACATTTTGGAGACCCCCATGTAGATGATGATGGTACTGATATATCTCAGATACTTCACTACATGAATATTATAAATAATACAAAAGGAATGTTTGCTGGTAATCTTGGTGATATACAAAATAATTGGATAGGAAGATTATCATATTTGTACGGACAACAATCTACATCTGCAAAAGAATCTTGGAGACTTACAGAATATTTTGTTAACAAACTTGATTGGTTATACTTAGTAGCAGGTAATCATGATGTATGGTCTGGTGACGGAGACCCATTAGATTTTATTATGAGAGACCACAAAGGACTCTATGAAAAGTGGGGAGCTAGAATGCAGTTAAAGTTTCCAAATGGAAAAACAATAACTATCAATGCTAGACATACATTTAAGGGTAATAGTATTTGGAATACTGCTCATGGAGTTGCAAGAGCTGCTCAGACAGGTTGGGCAGACAATATTCTTACTTGTGGACACACTCATGTTTCTGGATACCAAGTAGTTAAAAATCCAGCAAATGGAACAATTAGTCATGCATTGCAAGTTGCAAGTTTTAAAATAATGGATAGTTATGCAGATAAATTAGGATTAGATGATAAAAATATATTTAATTGTCCTGTTACAATTATAGACCCTAGATATGATGACGATGATAATAGATTGATAACTACAATATTTAATCCAGAAAAAGGAGCTAAGTATCTAAACTATTTAAGGAAAGAATATGAATCAACTAGATAACATTCCAGATAATTTAGAATTAGACGAAGCAATTAAAATATTAAAAAAATTAAATAACAAAATAAGAAGTGAATATATTTTATATAATATGACATCTAAAACATATTATAATATATTAAGAATGCAAAAAATTATTGATATGTTAGAAATTCCAGAAAAAATGGGAGAAACATGAAAAAGAAAAACTCAATAACAAAACATGATATGAAGCGTTCTATTCAAAGCATATACAGTCAATTGCAATTTATCACAGAAAGACTTAGAATAACAGAAACATTATTTAATGATTTTATTGATATGCAAAAACTTGACAAAGACTTTAATAAATATTTAGATGGCAAATATAAACAGTCAGAACATAAGCAAAGCTGAAGAAGCATTACAACTAGCACATAAAGACCTTATATCATTTGGTAAATTATTTCTTCCAGATGATTTTATGAGGTCTGAAACTCCATTTTTCCATTATGAAATAGCAGATGCTATTGATAATAAAAATGTAAAACAAACCGCTGTCATTGTTCCCAGAGGTCATGGTAAAACAGTTCTTACTAAAGCGTCTATTATAAAAGACTTTGTATTTGCTACAAGAGAAAACTTTTTATTTTATGCATGGGTATCTGCTACTCAAAAACTTAGCGTAGGTAATATGGATTATATCAAACATCATCTTGAGTTTAACGATATGATTAAATATTACTTTGGACCTATGAAGGGTAAGAAATGGACAGAGGAAGACGTAGAGTTATCAAATGGATGCAAGTTAATTAGTAAATCAAATGTAGCTGGTATTCGTGGAGGTGCAAAGTTGCATAAACGATATGACCTTATTGTATTAGATGATTTTGAACACGAAGCAAATACGATTACAAAAGAAGCAAGAGATAAAAATGCAAACTTAGTTACAGCAGTTGTATATCCTGCTATCGAACCCCACACTGGTAGACTGAGAGTAAATGGCACTCCAGTTCATTACGATTCTTTTATTAATAACTTAATTAATAATTATGCAAAGGCAAAGAAAGACAACAAAAAGTTTGCTTGGAAAGTTATTACATATAAAGCTCTTATAGATGGAGATACACCATTATGGGAATCATTCTTTCCATTATCTAAAATAAAAGAAAAGAAAAAGTTTTATGCAGATTCTGGACAACCTCAAAAGTTCTATCAAGAATATATGATGGAAGTGCAATCTGAAGAGGATGCGATATGGAGAAGAGAACATATACAATATTGGGAAGGGTATTACAAATATGAAGATGGGATTAATTATATCGTAAAAGATGGAAAAGATATACCAGTAAATACATTTATAGGATGCGACCCTGCTACAGATATTGATACAAAGCATAGTGACTTTTCTGTTATTACTGTTATAGCTATTGATGTAAATAATGAATTATATGTTTTAGAATATGAAAGACATAGAAGTGTTCCTACTATTGGTTCTAAGAATCCAGAGACAGGAGAGATACTTGGTAAGAAAGGAGTAGTTGACATTATACTAGAACTACATCAAAAATATAATTGTATATCTTCTACAGTCGAAGACGTTGCAATGAATAGAAGTATATTTCAAGCATTGAATGATGAAAGAAGAAGACTAAATAAGTTTGATATTGCAGTTATACCAGAAAAACCCGGTGGGACACAAAAGAGAAATCGTATATATTCTGGACTTTCGGCACGTTTTAGTACAGGAACTGTGCATTTAAGGAAAAATATGTTTGATTTAATTAACGAAATTCTTACTTTCGGCCCTAAAATGGCTCATGATGATACAATTGAAAGCCTTTATTACTCACAAATTCACTCTTTTCCACCTAATATGAAAAAAGATGATGATAAAAAAAGTTGGTTTAAACGTAAGAAAAAAGCAAAAAGTTGGTTAGTTGCATAAAAGGAAAATTTAAATGGCAAAGATAGATAAAGATAAAGTAAGAACATTGGGTAAATTTATGAAAAATCCAATAAAGTATGTTGCAAATAAAGCTTCATGTATTTCTAAAGGAAAAAAATTAGGATTAAGTAGGTCTGAAGCGGTAAATGTATGCACTCCTCATTATAAGAAAAAAGGAGAAGTTTTATCTAAATTAAAATCTAAACCTATGGAAATTAGAAGGTCTAATAAAAAAAGAAATCCAGAAAAAAGAAATCCAGAAAAAGAAATTTTAAGAAGTTTAAAACAAAAAAGAAAATAAAACTGGATTGTAGTATGAGTTCATTAACAGAATTTAAGGATATAATCAAAGTTACTTTAAAGCACGAAGGTGGATATGTTAATGACCCAAAAGATTTAGGTGGAGAAACAAATATGGGTATTACAAAAAGATTTTACCCAGACTTAGATATAAAAAATCTTACTGTTGAGTACGCCACAGAAATATATAAAGAAGATTATTGGGACAAAAATAAAGTAGAAGAGCTTCCAAAAGAACTAAGACATATATTTTTTGATATGTGTGTTAATCAAGGAAGAAAAACTGCTGTAAAAGTTTTACAAAGAGCAATTAATAACAGAGGTGGGAAGTTAGTTGTAGATGGTGGCTTTGGACCAGCAAGTAAAAGAGCATTAAAAAAATATACACCATCTGCAAATAGAGTTAGATGTTATAGATTGAAATATTATTATGATTTGGTAAATAAAAGACCAGAACAGGAAAAGTTTTTATATGGTTGGTATAGAAGGACAATGGAAGTATAATGGCTAGAGTTACAAAAAAATCAAAAGCTCAAGTAAATAAACAGATATGGGATAAAGCAAATAATACTAATAGAATGAGGTGGCAATCCACTAGTCAAAAAGGATTTGATTTCTATTTGAATGAACAATTGACTAAAGATGAACTTCATGCATTAGAAGAATCTGGTATGCCCTCGTTTACTATAAATAGGATAACTCCTATTATAGAAATAATGAAATACTTTGCAACATCTAATAATCCTAAATGGAAAGCTGTTGGAGCAACTGGAGACGATGCTGATATTGCACAAGTTCATTCAGATATAGCTGATTACTGTTGGTATTTATCAAATGGCAAGTCTTTATACAGTCAAGTAATACTAGATTCATTAACAAAAGGATTGGGATACTTTCTTGTAGATATAGATAAAGATGCAGATAGAGGAATGGGAGAAGTACAGTTTAGTAGAATAGACCCATATGATGTATTTGTAGACCCTGCTAGTAGAGACTTTTTATTTAGAGATGCTAATTTTATACAAATAAGAAAAAACATAGCTCGTTCTAGATTAATAAATATGTTGCCAGAGTATCAAGCAAAGATAAAAAAGGTTACAAGAGGAACGGATGTAGTATCATACTCTCAAAGAGATTTAAACTTTTCAGATACAACACAGCCTGAAGATTTATCGTTTGGTATAAATACAGAAGGTGAAGATGATGATATTATTCCATACTATGAAACATATGCAAAAAAGAAGTTTAAGTATCGAAATGTATATATCAAGATAGAACCTACTGAATCTCAATTGCTAATG